TAGTTTCTACAGCAACGTCACGCAGACGCTCAAGTGTCTGACCGATATTAATACCCAAATGTGCCGATTTACCTGACAGCAATTGATTGTCCATGATACCTGTCAAGGATACACCAAGCAAACGCTCTTCTTCTGTGTTCTTCTTCCAGATGTTCCGAAGATACTTGAAGTTAGTTAGTGTTGCTTGGAATGTACCCAAGATAGTGGCAAGGCGAACCTTATCAGATAATGACTGCTGAGTATCTGATGCACGTGCTACCACCTCTGACAGATTACAGAACTGATATGGACGTAGGATAATCTCTGAACAAGGATTACATCCAAAGTCATGGTCAGCATCACGGCGTCCATTCTTAGCTGCCTGTTTCTTGGCAGACTGGCGATTGAAGATACCACGCTCACCTGACTTTGATTCATACAGTGACAGCCACTCACGCATGAATGTACCCATCTGTGGCTTCTCTTTGTATGCCACACTGTTGTTTGCAAGAGTACGTTGTCCTTCATACTTCCACCAGTCACCTGACTTAGCGTGTGCCATCTGGTCATCATTTAGGTTAGACAGGCTGATAAGTGCGCTACGGCGTACACCACCTACAACTACAACCTCACCAATCTTACACATGATGTCATGACATTCAATTGGATACAGTCTACGACCAGCAGCACCTTTGAATTTTTGAATGACAAATTCAAACAGTTCTTCCAGTGGGGCTGGGCCACTAGCACGACCACCAAATGTTTTCAACCTTGCGCCAGCAGGACGAACTTCGCTGGTATCCCATTTAGGAATTTGCCCTGCGTATAGGAGTGAGATTAGTTCACGCAAGGATTTGGCCCAGCCCGGACGACTATCTCCAACTTTAATTACTGTGTCACTTTCTTCAAAGTGTTCATTTACAATAGGCAGTTTCTCAACACAATTGCGTTCTACAGAAAAGCCTACACCAGTGCCACACATGAGAATGTACATAGTCTCATCAAAAGCACGTGGGCTATCCACTGGTACATATGAGCAGTTGTAACCTCCAACGTGACAACGATCTAGTGCAGGACCAGCAGTCATCAATGCTCTCATACTTGGCATGATGTCTTGATTAAGTACTGCCTCCTCAAGTTCAGCACGTAATTGATCAGACAAAGCGTAGTTGTGTTTTTCAGCAAGATGGTTTTCCATGTAGTCAAAGTATCTTTGGACTGTCTCTGCCCAAGTCTCACGCCTCTGTTCGTCTTCGATCCACCGTGCGTACCGTGAGGTAGCAATAAAAGTTTGGTAGTCTGTAGGTAAATAGTTATTCATAATATCACTCCGTTATTGTTTTAATAGTACGTATCTCAGCACCTTCCACATCATAGAAATACTCCTGTATTCCATCCTCTATCTCTTCCCCAACCTGTCCATCTGCAGGTATGGGGTATTCCTCTGGATCAATGTCGATTGTAATAAACATTTTAACTCGCATCGGTTGCCATCACTTCCTCAATCAACTTATCCAAGTACCACTTAGCTTTGTTTAAATCCTCTAGTGGCTTTGCTTTATAGCGATAACGCCATATGTACTTTAGAATGTTACCCTGCAGATAATACTCAAACCCTTTATCTGTGGCGGCGGCGATTGCCTGAATACATTCAATGCCAGTTGCGTTGTAGTGGGGTGGACTGTTTACCATGTCAGGTCTTACATCGTCTGCGAAAGAATAGTCAGTATCCCAATCGACATCTTTCCACTCCATTTTCTTCTGTAATTCTTTCATATAATCTTCGTGTCTCATGCACTACCTCCTGTCTTTGTGTAAAAGTTTAGATGAACTACATTCCCATCATATGTTTTCTCTACGCCCATCTCTTCCTCTAGTTCTACATCGATTTGCATCTCGTTGTCAACTACATTTAACACATACTCGTGAACTATGTTACGAATTTCTTCGGAGTGTTCCATGATAGGTATAGTAGAACACATCATTTTACAAAAGTGCATTAGCTGTCCATAGGATTCATCGTCTAGTGGGTTGCCCGGAAATGCCATGATAGATATATCCACCTCACCATTCCACTCACCATCACCGTCTGTGTATGGCTTTACTTTAATAAGAAAGTCTTCATTAGTTATACTGTTTAATACATCATCCTTATCCATTAATACCTCCTCTTAACTTTAGTGCCTGTGAATTTGATAAACGCAGGATACTTCTTCTTTCCCTTTTCTTTAAGCCAGTCTTCAGGAATTATGCGATCATAATATAAAAAATTATATTTCACACACCACTCTGCATATGTAGACTTGGCACCCTTCCTAAGTTTTCTCCTGCTGTTCTCAAATACAAACCGAATATCCAGATTCGGATGCTGCTTCTTAATAGCAAGATGTTTGCGCCTATCAGCAGTGGTAAACTGCCCCTTAGTCTCTATGATTATTCCATTGAACAGCACGAAGTCTGGGGTGTAGGTTCTATAAGCAAGGTCTTCCCATTCGATTTTAACTTTCTCATATAAATAATCAAAGCCTTGATCGTCTAGTTCTTTTGCTACCTTTAACTCTAGTCCACTACGGTATCCGTGCTTTCGTGCTGCTCTAAATTGTTTATGCTGCAACTACATCTCCAATGTATTCTACTCTTGGTGGTGTCTTTGCTTTCGACATCACAGCATCTCGTTCAGTAAGGTTATCCCAGCAGTCGAAACGATATGGACAAAACTTACATCCATCGTTAAGTACCATGTTGCCTGTAGCTTTACCTCTAAATGTTTCAGGTACTGGTTCAAAACATCTCTCAAATACATTCTCCTCTACTTTGTTAACGGTATCTTCTATCTTAGCGACCTCTGCATCAATGTCAATACCAGTAGCAGGTACATATTTAAACTGACCGTTGGCTTTATTGACTACCCACCAACCGCCAGCACGTTTACCTGCTGCCTTTGCATAACCAGCAAGCTGACCAATATACCCGAAGCCATCCTTCTCTGCCAACTTATCATAAGATTCAAACTTATTTTTATATGACCAGTCAGATGCAGACTTGATGTCATCTACGGCGTCATCCACAATAATATCGTAAGACCCATTAATACGATGGCTACCGACTTCCAGTGTGACTTTATCAGTGTCTTCATATTTAACTCCCGCTTCTTTCATGATGCCCTTAAATACTGCTTCAACAATATCTCCCAACATCATGTTCATTACGAATGTGGTAGGCAATGGTACGGCGACTTCTGGTTTGTTCTTCTCGTACCAAAGCTGGCAAGTGGGGCGACCCACATTTGACATGCGTAATTTAAAATCGCCCCTGCCATTACCACTGCCGAATTGTTTTTGGAGTGCTGTCATTACATCCAAGCCAACCTGTTTAATGGTTGACTCAGACATAAGCGACTCACCCTTAACAACATCTTCCATATACCTATGGATTTTTAATTCAGCAGGGTGATGCATTATGCTACCTCTTCTTCTTCGATATCAATGTCTACGATATCGTCTACTACATCTACATCATCTTGTTCCATGCGTGAGTTTACTTTCTCTGACCATAAGTTAAAGATGTAGTTGTTGTAGTTATCAATCCATTCCAAGAAGTCTCCAAACAAAACATGGTCTTGTTCAGATGGTTCGACAACACTACTGATGTCAAGTGATGCTACAGGTACGTAATAGGATGCGCCTGTTGGTATTTTACGTTCACTTGTATTAGCAGTGATGATGTGATTGACAGGAAGAAGCCCTCGTTTAGCAAGAGTATTGAAACTATTTCCAATCTCTTTAAATGCATCACGATTATCAATCTCCCAAATGAATGGGGTTGGTTCTATATTTACAGAATTACCCTTGTCATCTGTTGGATTGATACATTCGACTACACCAAAGACAGCACGTACACGTTTGATTGACTTGAGCAAATCTTGTTGTGACTTAGGTAGTGCTTTAAAGTCCTTGATGTAACCTGCTGGTTTGCCACAGTTGAAACCACCATCATTATCTTTAAGGTCTATGTCCAGATCATCTGACATGATTGTCTTGATATAACGATTTGGTTTCTTAGCATCCCCTTGCACAAAACGCTTATGCATAAAGCGTTGCATGAAAGGACGAATCTTAACAGACGATGCATAGTAGGTAGGTCCGTCAGGAATTTCCAGCTTGTATGTACCACCTTCAACAACTTCGACATTGACAGTCTTACCATTAACTTCTGCTGGACCCATGATAGGCGCATGATTAATTCGTAGTCGTGCCAATGAACCAGAAGATGAAGAGGTCTTTTCATGTGCAATGCCTGAAGCTTTAGCCATTGCAGCATAATCATTAACATTAATTGTTGTTAGTTGTGTCATATTTTACTCCTTTCTTTTAGAGAATAGTGCATAGTTATATCACGCCACATCTTTAGTGTCAAGCCAGTTTGGTCCTATTTTTGACTCTAATAATAATGGCACATTAAATGTGATACCCCATTTACCTGTGATCAAATTGGGTAACTCATTGTTTGCTTTTTCTATTGTCTGAAGTACAAGCCTTTCTTCGTCTGGGTGTACATCAATCACAATACTATCATGTACTGTATTCACTATGCATGATTTTGCATAAGCAAGTAAGTCATCTATATAGATAAGCACAATAGGTACTATGTCTGCCGTTGCAAAACTCTGCACAGGATAATTCTTTATCTGTGTAAAGTGTGATACACGCCCACTAGACTTACGTATAACATCAGGAAAAGAAAACTCTCTACCACTTGGTGTACGTATTTTTCTAGTAGTTAAAGCCTCTTGAGCCAGCTTGGTATGCCAAGTTGCGATGCCTTGGTACTTCTCTGTGAAGTGTTCATAGTATGCTGCCTCTGCTGGCGTTCTTCCAAAGCCTGTTGCGCCATAGAGTGGAGCAAACGTGTGCGCCTTTGCAGTTTGGCGATCCGTAGGTTGACCAGCATCGGTAATAACCTTCGCGGTGTATGCATGTACATCAAATCCAGTAGAAACTTCCTCAATTGCAACTCCATCTTGTGATAAATAAGCGGCAGCGCGAAACTCTAGCTGAGCAAAGTCAGCCTCTAGTATCTTGCCACCATCGAAACGTGATACGAATACCCTTTTTACAGGGAAGGTTTGACCACGTGGCATGTTCTGCATGTTGGGATCAGCACCTGACAGTCTACCTGTTGCAGTTCTGTGCTGTAGCAGTCTGACATGCAGCTTACCATCCTGCTTTACGTGCGTTTTAATACCATCAATAAAAGATGATAGGTATGTATCAACAGCACTCAACCTTCTGACTTTACTCAGAAAGTTAACAGCCTTGTCTAGTCCTTTTGCTTTTGCTGCTGACTCAAGTAACTGAAGATTGTTCTTGCTTGTACTAAAGCCATTGGCACTTGCCCACTTAGGAGTAGGTGGTCTGAATTTAAATCCGGCGGCTGTCTCTGTCGGATTAAATAGAAATCCATCTGTGTTACATATAGGGCAACGATTAGCTTTAGCGTATGGCGTACCGTCCTTTTTCTTTTTAAGTATGTAACCACTACCCTTACATTCAGGACACTGCTGTGCTTTTGTCTTGTAGAGTTTCTCTGTCTTTGTATTAATTATATGACGAAACTCTGAGTCATCCATGTATGGATCAATGCTAACAGACCAATCGTTTTTATCTATAACCTTACGACCATAGATCACCCAAGACAATTGCTCTGGGCTATTGAGATTGATAGGTGTATCACCCATAACATCACGAACTTGTTCCTGTAACTCTTCGATTAGCTGTACCTTTTCTTCTTCGTATTCTTTACGAACTTCCTCTAGCATATCCAAGTCAACAGTAAACCCTCTCTGATAGATACGTGCAAGACGAACTGCTACTTCATTTGTAAGCAGTGCTGTCGTCATTAGTGAACTATCTTCTGGTGTATTAAGACGATAATACAAACGATCAGACAATTGTTGTGTGGCATGAAGGTCAGCAGATAGATACTCAGACAACTCTGCATGAGGTATGTCACGAGTACTGTAGCCCTTTCTGAAATATTCTTTCAGTGTGTCCTGCTTCTTCGTGTCCAACTCATAGCGTATAGCACAAGCCTCAAGTGACAGTGGTTCTTTCTGTCCACGCTGTAGCACATACTCTGCAAGCATTGTGTCAAACACAGGGCCATCATACTTAAACCCACTCTCCCACAGCCACAGCAAATCGTGTGCAGCATTGTGCATGATAAGCACAGTCGCTTGATCAAGCCAGTCCTGTACTATAAAGTGACCATTAGGAGTCTTATCGACCTCTTTATGATCCAAAGTAATATGAACCTCTTCTCCTTGGTCACTAAGCATACCAATCATAGTCAGAGAGTTATCTGGTTCAAAAGGATCAAGATGCATCTTGCCATCCCGATGTGTAACAGTATTCTCTACGTCAAGTGTTAGTTTCATACTACATACCTCGCTGTTTGATATTCAAGATTGCAGTGTACATCACCATGCCATCCTGTCAACTTATTCTTTACTACATTTAGATGACGTGCGGTATCTTCTTCGTCTTGGTTTTCTTTAACAGGATTCTTAGCAATCAGGATCATAAGATCAGCTTCAGCAGCTTTACCTGTGCGTGATCCTTCCATCATACTCTGATTAAGTATGACCTTACCCTCTGCTTCTGCTGATAGCTGTGACATATAGAACACAGCACACTCATGTTGCTTAGCAATCATACGAGCATGAACAGCGTTAGCCTTCAGTGCTTCATCTTGTCTTGCAAAGCCTCCTGTCCTAGCAAACTTATCACCCATATCAAGCAGAACAATGTCTGGCTTGTATGACTTACAGATACTCTCAACCCAATTCATGTCACGTCCTGTGGCATCTTTAATCTTGATACGTTCTTTTACAGGTGCGTACAAGTCACGTGCTTTGCTTGGGTTCTCTTTGATCTCACGCATAGTCATGCCTGTAGCGGCAGTCAGGTATCTTGCACCCACACGATGATACCCTTCCTCGTTACATAAGATAATGCAGTTGGCACCTTGATGAGCAAAACCACCGGGCGATGCAATTAAGCTTGCATGAAACGATGTCTTACCTGTATTTGGTCTGGCACCCACCTCAATCAAGTGACCTGCGTTAACACCCTCAACCTTACGTGTCAGTGACGGTATGTTAAATGTCCATCGTGCTTCAAGATCATTACGATCAAGCAATGTCTCAAGACTAATATCATCCCACTCAACTTTTAAGTTAGGTGTGAAGTCGTCACCATACTGTTCAAGCATTTGGCGCAATGGTTCAAGGCTAGACTGATCCCCATTCACATAATCAAATCCAAGATTGGCAATGTCTTCTCCAATCACCTGTTGAAATAACTTAGACAATACTTCTTGCGCTATGTCACCACCCATAGGTGCCTCACGTTTAACGCTATTAAACAAAGAAGAATACGCTTGCTTCTGTGCTGTAGTAAGTGTTGGGTTATTAGCCATGAACAAAGCTTCGATCTCATCTGGTGTAACGCTACGCTCATAGCGATCCATTGCTGTATCAATAGCCTGTTTAATTTTACGTACATCCTTACTGAACAAACGATCAGGGCAACGTGCGCCACGATGCTCATCGTAAAACTCTTTGTCCATAAGACTTCTAATCAGTGATAATTCCATTTAGCTTCTCCATATCTTCGGGGTTACGATATTTAAGATCATCATTTATACGTAGTACACGAACATCGTTTACATGCCCACGTAATTCTTTTGCAAACTGCAATGTCTTCGGTAGCGCATCGGGGTCTAACGCTATTATGGCTGTTGAGAACTGTGAAAGATATCCTTTATGCGACTCTTGTAAAGACGTTCCAAGTATCGCAACCCCGACAAAGGAACCGTAACCAACAACGGCTGCACTCACACAGTCCTCAACAACAACTGCGACTTTACCACAACCATACGAGTATGGCAAGCCACTTTTTCCATACCTTTTCCATTTAGGTAGTTTCTTTCCAAGTGAACGACCTGTTGCATCTACAATCTTACCATCATGTACGACTGGAAATACAACACGGTGATCCTTTACATCATACAACAAACCTAATTGTTTAGCATCCAACTGATACAAGCTTGATGCCCAATCAATTACATCAGAGTTACAGGGTACGATGTAGCTTGGCATTACGAATGTATCTTGTGAAGCAAAGTCTTCTGCACCCTTGAATCCATTTCGTATGTCTTCAACAGATAGATGAACACGAGTACCACCACTCAAGGTACAACTTGCTTTGTAACAATTCCACATGAGACTGCCCATGTTATTTGTTATACTGAAAGTCTTGAAGCCTTTACATGCTGGACAATCAAGACGCTTAGTCTCTCCATTAGCTACATCGTAATCGTCAGGGTTAAACATTATATATCCTTTCTATTAAACAGTTAAGTGTATATATAGTTATATATAATATCACTTTCCCTGCGCCAGTTTAGTGCTTATACCATGCTCACGTCTGGCTGTCAACGCAGTATTTGCACTGTTGTATGTATTTTTCATGTAAGGTTTTACTGATTGTGGATTAGCGTGTCCTGTAACAGACATGATTTGTCCTATTCCTACACCAGCTTCTACCATTTCTGTTGTGCCTGTTCGTCTAAGATCAGACAGTCTCAAGTCTTTTGATAGACCCACCTCATCCATCAGCCTACGTGCAAACAACGGTAGCTTGTACTGTGTGTATGGCTCATACGTTCCTCTGTATGGTGTTGGTCTTGGTGCAACGTAAGGTTGAAAACCGAAGTCCTGTTCTTGTTGTACTAGCATATCACGTAGGTCATCATCGATAGGCAATACAACCTCTGCCCTTCTCTTTGACTGTTCAATATGCACACGACCTTCATTCAAATCAATACTATCCCAAGTCAACAAGCGCATATCTCCTACTCGCTGACACCAAGCATATGCCATGTGTGCAATAAGACCTATATTACGTGTGCTAAAATCGCTGTAGGCGGCGTCTAAGAACTTTGTGATATCCTCCTTAGTCCATACAGTCTTGCGCGGCTGTGTGGCTCTCCTACGCACGATAGCGAAAGGATTAATATTACAATGCTCCATACGCAAGGCATAATTAAATAGGATGCGTGTCGCTGACATGACATGATTGGCAAAAGGAATGCCACGATCACACCACATATCATACGCAAGCTTAGCCTGTTTAGTTGTCACATCTGTGTAATGCATATTCTTAAACAGCTTGTTGTCCAATTTAGTATCGGTCATGATACTTAAAAAGTATTCATACTGTTTCTTAGTTTCATCACGCAAGTGTTTGAAATCGTGTGAAGAAAAGTATTCTTCTTTCAAGTCATTTACTGTGTTCATTCTATCACCTATGTAAGTTATATAGTTTGATTGCTGTGTCTTTGATCTGATCATGCCACATCAGATTGTCAGTGAAGTGGCTTGGTATACCTGACCATCCATAGTGTGCGCCAGCTATCATGCCAGCTACTGCACCACAAGTGTCACTATCGAAGCCACGATTAACAGTCTTGATAACACAGTCAGCAAAGTTATCTGTGGTTTGAAAGGCCCACATAGCACACTGATATGTCTCTTCTACAAACCCACCTGACATAACCTTTTCTCTTGGTGTATCAGTAGGCAGTTTGTATGAACTGTACTTTTGTAGTGCATCACCATGATACAATTCTTCTGCGAAGGCAGTGCCATATTTAACACACAGTTCACTGCCATGTGTCAGTACAGTTTGCAATGATGCCATCTCAATTGCCTGACTCCACGATGATGCAGCAATAACAACCGGAGCGATACGCATCAAGGCACCATTACCTGCTTGATTAGGATCAGGATTACCTTTGTATGGTGTTGCTGGATTTTTAATGTAAGCTTCCAGCGCACGTCTAGTTGTATTACCAATGTCAAAGCACACGCCTCTTGGGATAAACTTACCATCGATGTACCACGACACAAAGTTATTCATGATAGCGTCAGGGATAAAAGCTTTATGTTCTATCAGTGAATCTGCCATAGCCATAGCCATAGCTGTGTCATCTGTCCATTCACCTATATCCATAGCGAAGGCACCACCTTCAACATACTTAGTTATATAGTTATCCGGCTCTCTGCTTGGACCGAACTCCAGTGGTGCGCCAAGAGCGTCACCAACTGCAAGTCCAACAAGCATACCTACTGCATTATCCAGTTTCATTTTTTATCTCCTCTCTACCACACTGTACAGCGTGACCATCTAATTCAGGGTAATCCAATTTATCATAAGCCTCTTTGCCATTTATAAACTGATAGTTTTCTAATTTATAATATTGGCTAGTGTAGTCATGCACATAAACACCGTCACCTAATGATATATTACTCCTGACAAATGAGTTGTATACATACTGTTCTGGATCATATCCTCTCTCATAATAGAACTTATAAGTTTTCCAAAACTTCCACTCAGGTGATGATAGTTTTACATAGCAATCTACTGTCCAGTAAAGGAAGCATGGCAGAAACCATGCTCCATTTAATGTTTTGGGTTCGTCTGTGTCATGCATTCTTCTAATCATTATGCCGCCTCCAACTGTCTGAACTGTGGTGTGTCAATCCAAGTAGATACTTCAACCTCACGCTGGAACATAGACACTGCGCGTGTATCGTTCTGTGTTTTACGAAGAGCAAAACCATTACGCTCATCAGCATAGGTAGCATAGTTTGTGAAGGCAGAATACAATGCCCAAAGATTATTGCCACGCACACTAACCTCTTGATTATAAAGGCCATACATCTTCTCAGCTTTACGATCTGACTTCATGATTGTCTCAAGCATTGCCTTTACATTTACACCTACAAGGCTAGTGTTTGCCCAACGCTGTAGCTGTTCAGTCTGTGCATGAAAGTCTTGAGTAGACTTCTCAAGTTCAATGATGAACCTATCAAGACTAAAGTTAGACGTGTTCTTACGCACCACTTTATCATGGCGTCCTCTGATCTGCCCATTAAGACAGAAGAAATCAATCGCACCAAAGATAGTTACGTTAGAGCATGTACCGTTGACACCATGCAATGCAATGATACGCTGTGCAACCGTAGTGTCAGACTTATCTGTGACAATCTTAGCGTTCACGTTTGGTAAGGTCATGTCCATCATAGCCCAGCCATTGTGATGCGCGTCACGCCATTTGATATCTGCACCTTCGATCTCATGCTCAGACAGATTCTCTGTTGTTGCATCAATCACATCACGAAAGAAGTCAGTGTGTGATGCACAGGTGAAACCATTACCAACGATGCCAATGTAGTCGCCTGTGCTACCGTTGATAACATATTTTTTGTCGTTGACTTTGGTTGGTTCAAACACAACGTCAAAGTCTAAGTTCTCTGGAATAAAATCTAGTGGCATATCTTTTTCCTTTCCTATCGTTAAGTGATGTTATCTTATATCAGGTTAGTGTGTTGAAGTCAACCTGAAAATTCAGG